CCATTAAATGTGTTGGTATATACATAAGATTATCAAATTTAATCTTATATTTTAACATACCATCTTTTTTCGTTAAGTAAAAGAAATTGCCTGATTCTGAGGTTGTTTTAACAATATCTTTTCTAAAACCAATATATTCAACATTTTTTAATGATTCATACCAATGAATCTCGGGCATTTTTAAATATTTAGATATTGGTTCATATTTTGATTCTTGAGTGTTTTCAAAATCAAATCTATCTTGTATTTTATTTAAAATTCTTGCAGAACTTTGTGTATCAGAATTTAATCTATAACACATTAATTTTGCTTCATCACCATATAAAACTTTATATGCAATATATCTATGGTGACCATCTAATATTTCGTTTGTATCTGAAACAAATATTGGTTTTAGTTTTTTCTTATTTAAGATTAGTTTTTTAAAATATTCTACAGTATCTGGTTTTATTTTATCCTGTAAAGGTTTTAAATCGGATATATTTATTTCAAATCTTGAGTATGGTACTTCTTCTTTTTTTAATGAAGAAACAACATAATTAAAAGGTGCAGACACCTGTGGTAACCATTGCAATTTATTATTATTATCCATTATATACTTTTTATATAAATAGTTTTATAATTACAAATATTATAAATTTTTAATTTTTAATACATTAATATCACCTTGATTACATTGTTTAGATGTACCATTTTTTTGACCCCCAAGCTTACATTCATCTTTAACTTCAACAGATTTTGAACCATCCATGTATTTTATTTCTCTTTTTTCATTAATATTTGTTTCAACATCATTGTATGAATATATAATTCTATTTGTACTTAACTGTATATTTTTTGATAACATTAATTTTTCTAAATATTTATCACCCAAACCTTTTTTTAAATAACAAATAGTCATATGTGGTTTATACTCATCATAATCATTTTTATATTCAAAATTTTTCTTTAAATAGTTATTAATAATAAACATACTTTCTGATTGAACAGAAAAATGTAAAACATCAAATTCTTCATTTTCAAAAATATCAAGACCAGTTATTTCACATTTAATTGATTTAACCTTTAATTTTTCCAGTTTGTTAAAAACATCATCATTATGAATAAAACCGTACAATAGAGTTACATGTGGCTGATATTCTTTACCATAGTCATCATCTTTAAAATAAACATCATTATCATCAATATGTTCTAAAAAATCATCCCAATTTGGTATATTAAAAAAAGCCATTAAGCAACCCTTTTCTTCCATTATTTTTTTGTTTTAAATGATGCTCTTACTATATCAACAACAGCTTTTTTGAAATCTTCATCACTCATATATTCTTTTATTGTTTTCAGTATGAAATCTTTAGCAAATATATTTAATAAACTCTCACTAATAGTTTGATTATTCATAGGTGGTTGATAATAATTTTGTGGTTGATATGTTAGTTGTTGTTGATATTGTGGTGCTACTTGTGGTTGATACGGAGGTTGTGGATATTGTTGTATTTCAGCTCTTCTTTTTTGTAAATTTTCATTCATCCTCATGTCAAACTCATCCTCTTCATAATCATTAAATGAAATATCCTCTGCTAATGGATTATATTTAATATCTTTTGGATTAATTGGTGTATATCCTTCAAATTCATCTTTAACACCGTTTGATTTATATTGATCAACCTTATGTGCAAACTCAGTTAATTCTCTTCCTATATTTGATTTTGGTGCATCCTTACTTACTAAATCTTGAACAAGTTTTTGTAATGCTGGTGATTTAGTTTTTGATTTTTCAACTAATAATGCATCTTCAGGGTTAATTCTATTAACCATTTCTTTTTTTAATTCTTCTAATGCTGATATATTAAACTTCATAATTATTTTTTATATTTTGTACATAATTATCACTTGCAGATTTTTTCTTCTGTACTGCAACAATAATTTCTTTCATGTCTTTATCGTTGACATTATATTCTGGCCTTTTAGATGGATTAAATTTACCAGAACCAGATTTAATATCTGTAATTCCATCTAATCTAAACATTCTCCAGCCATTAGGTAATTTTGTTAAAGGATCATTAGGTTTTCCATCTGGTGTATCAGAAGCTCTTGTTGTTAGTTGTACTGCCCTTAATACAATATTACCAGTATTTTTATGATAACCTAAGCAATATGGTTCAATTTTTCTCCAACCAACATCTTCAGTTTCTTCACCATTGTAATAAATATTACATGTTAAATTAGCTTCAATATTGAACGTTAATATTTCTAAAATATTTTTTCTTTTTACTTCTGTTATTAGTTCTTCAATTAATAATCTAAGATTAAGCATTTGATAAATTATACTCGTTATTTTTATTATATTTACTTTTTGCTAAAAGCTTATTTCTTGTTTGAATATCAATTGCAGTACCTATACTAGTGGTTTCACCTCTACCTCTATTATCACCGTCAGATAATGCATCTGGGTGTCCTTGTGCGTACTCATCTTCAGGTCTATATCTGCTCTTTGCTAATAATTCTTCCCTGTATTTTACGGATTCTCTTTCTAATCTAGACATATTTTTTATATAAATAGTTATTTTTTAATTAATTTAATGTATTTTAATAAATCTGGTACAAATTCATCTTTATTCTTTTTTATATATTCAATATTAAAAAATTTATAATCACTATGCTCAGAATTTAATTTAATATTAAATTCTTTAGGTTTTATTAAAAATAAATGTTCAACAATATTATTTTTTAAAACACTACATTTATATGAATATTTTTCAACCTCTAGTCCACTTTCTTCTTTTATTTCTCTTATAATAGTTTCTTCTGGTGTTTCGTTATTATCTTTTGTACCACCAATTAACGCATATAAATTTGGGCACCAATCATCATCAGCAGCTCTTTTAAACAATAAAATTTCTAAGTTTTCATTAAATATTAACCCTAACGAAACAACCTTTTGTTCATCATTATAATCGATAGACTCATTTGTTAAAAAATTATTAGTTCTTGAAACTAATTGATCTTTATTATGTTCTTTGTTATAAACATTATCAAATCCACCATATTGTGATAGATTTTTATTAGAATTATTAATTTTTTTACGTTCTTTATCTAACAGATTGTTAACAAAATTTTTCATCAACATGCCACCTGCTAATTCAAATTCAATTGCATCAAAATCACCAGAAAGATTGTCAAAATAATTCTTCATTCTTTTTAAATTTTGATATGTTATTGTTCTTTCTCTTAAAAAATTATTAGCACGTTTTTTACCATTACTATTTATTTTTTTAAATTTTTGTAACGTAATAGATATTTGATTTAAAATCTTATCTGGTATGTTATAAACATTTCCGTATAATTCAGAATTCATTAGTTTTCTATTATATATTTTTTGTATTGTTTAATTGAATTAATTACATTATCAATATTCAAATCTTTATTAAACCCAAGAATATTAATAACAAGTAAAGATAATTCTTTTTCTGTTAAAATTTTATCTTTAATCAATTCAGATATTTTATTTACCTTTATTGTAGACTTACTATCACTAATATATGGGTCAACTGTTGGTCTAATGATATCGTTTTCTTCAATAGTATTTTCTTTTTTTAAATTTTTCTTAATAAGACTTAATACACCTTTAGCATATTTATAATCAGATTTTTTTTCTTCATCTTTCAAATCGGAAAATTTCTTTTTTAATAAAATTTTATATTCTTTTATTTTTTCTTTTGAGAGATTACCTAAAAAATATTTGATATGTTTTTTATATTGTTCAAATTCATATTCAGCAACAATATCAATAATATTCTGTGTTTTATTCTCTTCACTCTCTCTAAAAGTAAAACCAAGTAATCCCATATATTCATCATCATCAGCAGCCTGTCTTCCCATTCCTACGTTATAATCAGTTGGTTTTGTTGACATATTTGCCTTTTCTGGTGAATATTTTGGTTGGTCATTATGTATACTTATTAAATTACCATCACCACTAATAACTTCATTAATATTAATCTTTTTCATATTTTTTATATAAATACTTATCAAGTTTTATTAATTGTATCAAAGAATTCATTTGAAACATTATAAAGATATTCATTTTCATCAACTTTATGAATAGTATATTTATCTTTTGTTTTTTTCAAAACAAAATCACCATAATTTAATTTATCGTATATTGCTTTAATATTAAATCCTTTCTTTTCAACTACTTTTTTTAATTTTTGCTTATATTCTTCAACGCCTGATAAATCATTTTCATTTCTTAGCATATAACCATCATATATTACAGAAGGATCATAACCAGAATTATTCCAATGTCTTAATTCTTTTTCTTCCAAATACATAAATTCCTTAATAGAGTCGAATGGAAATTTTTTTAGTTTTAATTCTTCATCAGTAAAATATTCTCTTTTATCTGGTACATCCTTAATTAAATTTTTTCTAATATTTTCATCGAAACCAATCAATAACTTTTCTACTCTTTCATTAAAAGCTTCTACATATTTTTTTACATTATATTCACCAGTTAAATCAGGATTAATTTCAAGTTGATTTGTATCAATGAGATAACTAGCAAGATATTCTTCACCAGTTTTTTTATTCTTTAAAACTTTCGTATCACCATGTGATTTTGCTGTGCCAATATTAACATAATATAAAACAGTACCAATTTCATATTCTAAATTATTTGAAATACATAATTCCATGTGTGCTTGCTTTGCTAAAGGTTTACCGTTTTTATCAGTACCTCTATTAATATATCCATTAATTGTTGTTTTTACTTTAGATTTAGATGCAATTTTTTTCAATGGTATTTGTTTATAATATATTTTTTCAAGGTATTCATAATAATATTCTACAAATTGATCACCTTTATTTTCCATTAACATAGTAAAACTTTTATCAATAAAATCCTCGATATATTCAGGCATACCTTTTGATTTAATAGTATTACCTGTTAATTTAAGTTTACTAGGTACTTGTTTATTTTTCTTTTTATCAAAATATCCTGGTATTTTTAATGCATAGTTAATTCTACTCAATGTTAAAGTACAATCAAATAAACCATCATTATCAACTTTAATGAATCTGTTTTCATCTGGATTATATTTTAAAATATCTCTATTATATTTTTTTACAATAGCATCATGACCATAATATATTTTACCATTATCAATAAATGTAACATCATTAATTTTTACAGGTTCTTTTAATTTTTTACCTGTTTCTAAATCTCTATAAACTAATTTAGGTATTTTAAAGTTAACACCATCAGTAACAGCTAATATTGGTGTATAATTGTAATTAATAAAATGCCTGATTAGTTTTCTTAAATGTAATCTACCAATACAAGTAATTCTTGATGCAAGCATAGATTCACCCCAAGGAAATGACACACCAGAACCCAAGGCACCAAAAAGTGAATTATTAAGTATTTTTAATGGTAACTGTTTAGTCTTATAAAAACTTCTAAGAACTTCTTCAATTGTTTCATCATTTGCTAATTCCTTATATTTATTTCTTGTTGTTAATAGATATAACAATATTTTTTTCAATACATTTAAAACATCAGCAGAAGGAAATGCATCATAAGTTAATTGAATAGTTGGGTATAGACCTGCAAAGTCAATCTTACCAAGACCTTCCGTAAATCCAACGTAAAAGGCTCTTGCAAGCCCACCAGAGAAATCTTCTTTAACATCATACATTGGAATAGCTAAACCATTTTCGTAGCTCCATGCTGACATAATAAGCTTCCATACGGCAGCATTACCCATCGTACATATACGTTCAAAAGTTGTTGGAATCATCTGAGCTAATAAAAATGATGATTCATTATATTTTTTATCTACTTCATTAGTCTCGTACAAATCATCGTATAAATATTGTTCTACAATCTTACTACCTTTAATTATTGTAAGATCATCATAAGATTCAGCATCAACTTTTTTTAATATTTCTTTATAGTCATGTTCTTTTGTTTTTTCTAAAAATAATTCAGGCTCATTCTGGTATTTTTTATCAATAAGAGTATATTTATTATTCTTAATATTGATAATATAATTTTTATTCTGCTTCCATATTAAAAAGATTTTACTACCATCTTCAATATACATTCTATTTTTCTTAGCAATACCTTCAAATTTACAGATATATTTAAGTTTAGTATTTTTAATATCTGTATTAATTGCTTGTGTTCTTTTTGCTGCATGTTGAATATCAATATTATTAATACCCCATATACCAGTTTTTGTGTATTTTATAGTTTCATTACCAACTTTTAAACTAGAATTCTCAATTCTTTTAATAGCTTTTTTTGTATGTAATGTAGTTTTAACTTTATAATTAAAACTTTCAGAAAATGTTTCATAAAGATTCAAACCAACTTTTTCTGCTCTTTTTAAAATAAAAGGCCAGTCAAAATTTTCACCGTTATAATGATTAATAACGGTAGGTTTCATTTCGGTATATTCTTTAAAAAAATCTAATATTATTTTTCTTTCGGATTCATCATCATCCATTTTATCAACACCAAGAATTTTTTCAGTCTTTCTATTATCTTTCATACCAATCATGAAAACCCTATTTCTTTCAGGATCAAGACCAGTAGTTTCAATATCATATGTTAATTTATGTAATTCATCATAGTTGTTAATACCTTTGAAAAGCCTAACACCTTTCTGAATCATATACATTTCTTCTGTTTTTAATTCATAAAGTATTTTATTACTATCATCAAATTTTAACTTTAACCCACCTTCTTTTAAATATTGCTTAATATCTTTTAGTGAATTACCATACATAATATATGGGTAACCATCTTCTAATCTTTCGTGATTATACGTCTTAAGTTTTTCAAATTTAATACCGTATTGTCTTCTATTTTTATTAGCCTTTTCTTTATCATTATCATATAATGTTATATTAAGTTTTTTCAAATCTCTTATATATACAAATGGTTTATAATAATCGATATATTTAACTTTTCTACCATCTGGATATTGATGAAATAAAGTCATCTCGTTTGATGAATAATCACCAATTAAATTAACAAGATATTTAATCTCTTCATTATGGCCATATAAAAACTTTTCAATTTCCATTTTATTTCTTTTTGTATTTATTTTCTATTTTACTAAATAACTCGTCAAGTACTGATCTATTTGCATTATCAATATAATCAACATTATCAATTACTTTTGATATCAATTTTATTTTTTCTTGATTAAGATTATATACATCCTGATCAATAGTGTCTTCAAGACAAAGAATATAAATATTAGAGGTATTTTTTGCACCAATTCTATTTATTCTTGAATATGCTTGTAAATTTTCACCTGGTACATATGATTGATTTAATAAAATCATATAATTAGCAGCAGTTAATGTAATTCCAGCGTTTCCTGATTGTAAAGTTATGAATAAATTCATTACATCGGTATTATTTTTATCTTGAAATTGATCAACAATATTTTGTCTTTCGTCAGGTGAAACATCGCCACTATAGTATTTAGAATTCGGGACTATATCAGATAATTCTTTAAGACCAGCTTTATAAACGTCAAAAATTACAACCTTTTCACCAACATTATTTAAATTTTGAATAAAGTCAACTAAAAATGAACCACATTTTATTTTTGAGGTAAACTGTCTAAGTTTATTTAAAATTGATAACTTATGTGCATTTTCTTTATAATCAGTTAAATCTATACCAAAAAAACCTGACTCAATAAGTTCGTACTGTTTTTGTTGTTCACTTGTTAATTCTAAATCAATTTTAGATACAATCATTTCAGGTAAATCTTTTAAGACATCATGTTTTTTTACCCTATACATAATACCATCTAATTTATTAAAAACATCGTCAAGATTAAATCCTTCTTTATCAACATATAACCCAATAGTTTTATCATATATTTTACCACAAAAGTTTTCAAAAAAGTAAGATTTATTTTTCACTTCATTAGGTAATATTAGTTTCGTAATCACATACAATTCTTCTAACCTATTAGGCATTATTGTACCAGATAATAACAAAGTTCCATTAATATTTTTAAAATTACTTAAAATATTTTTTGTAGTATTTGACTCAGGATTTTTTATTCTATGAGCCTCATCCATTACTATGCAATCAATATCAGAAGGATTTAAACCTAATTTATTTAGTTTAATTTTTGGATTAAATCTAGCATCTCTAAAATATTCATAATTAACAATTATATATTTAGATTCTTCAATAGTATATATATTTGTTTTCTTTTTTTGTGGATTTAAAATAAACCATTTAGAACTTGTAAAAGTTTTTATCTCATTTCTCCAATTTAGTTTTAAATTATTCGGTACAATAACTAAAACTTTTTTAAATCTTTTCATTTCACAGCCTAATATTGCCATCAAAGTTTTACCAGTACCCATATCGGCAGAAATAATAAATTTTTCAAACTCATAAAAAAGTTTAGCACCAACTAATTGATGATTAAAAGGTGTAATATCTTTATTTAAATATTCACTATATGATATTAAATTAGCATTTTCATTTAAATAATCTTTTAATTTTTTTGCTGCAATTTGTTTTTGTTTTTCTGATTGTAGATTTCTTTCTTTTTCAATTAAAATATCTTTCTCAATTTCAATTGATTTTAAAAAAATTTGTTTATTATTTTCGCTTTCAAAATCAAAAAATATATCTTTAGAACCTTTATATGATTTAATTAGATCATATAATAATATTGATGTTAATTCCCATGTTTTATTGTTTGAATTATATTCCCTACTACCTTCAGGTAAAGATTTTATTCTATCAATAATATTTTTATTGTAATTAAAGAATAAAATATATTTTGTAGAAGGATTTCTTTTTTTTCTGCAAATAATTTTAACCATGTAGTTTTTTTTGTAAAAATAAATATTATATTTAAATTTTACAAATTTTATTCTCTTACAACATCAGTTCTTGTTATTGATTTAGTAATATAAACATTAATATAATCAAAATTTGGTACAGTTAATGTTGCGCACTTATCAATTAAATCAAGTTTAAATTCTGCAAAATATGTTGATACTACTTGAGTATGTGTTTTATTTAATCTAAACTGTAGAAAATATTTATAATCATCTGTTAAATTAACTTTTAATGGTTCTGCAATAATCTCAGCAGATTTATTTGCAATAATATAAGTTCTATTTATTTTATCGTATAATGAAAATGTTGCTATTGCATTTTGTATGTCAATATCAGATAAATCATATTTTTTTATAATATCATCTATAGGATATTTTATATATTCAAATTCACTAAATTGCTTTATAAATATTTTCATTTTTTTATTATAAATACAAAAAAAACCACGTAGTAATACGTGGTTTTTATTTTTTATTCAAGAATTAAATCTTTTAATTCCTGTAATCTCATTCCACCAGTTTTTTTTCTTAGAATATTATGATTTTCATCTAATATTATTGTTGTTGGTATTGATTTAATCTCATATTTAACTTTCAAATTATTAGGATCATCATCAATATTAACATCAATAAAATCAATTTGATCTGATTGAAGTTCATTCATTGCTCTTTCGAATGTTGGTTTAAACATATTACAAGGGCCACACCATTGGGCCCAGAATTTTATTACTGTTTTTTTCATTTTATTAAAATTTTATTTCGTTTATGCGCTACACACCATACATTCATCTGGATTGTCCAATGAACAAGATGAACTGTCTTCAATAATTTCAATATTTTTTACTTGTATACCTAAATCTTTTCTTGCACTTGTAATAGATTTACCTCTAATATAGTAAGATAATGTTTTTAATCCTTTTCTCCAACCATACATTAATGCAGTTGTGATTTTAGATTTATTAATGTCAGCTACATGTAAATTAAATGATTGTGATTGACAAATAAATGCACCCCTATCAGCAGACATGTCAATCTGATCTCTCAATTTAATTTCCCATACTGTTTTATATATGTCTTTAATGTTTTGAGGTATTTCTTCAATGTTTTGAATAGAACCTTCAGACATAATAATTTTATTTCTAATATTATCGTTCCATAAATTCAATTTAATTAAATCATTAATTAAATATTTATTAACCATTACAAATTCACCAGATAAAGTATTTCTTTTGTAGATATTAGAAGTGAATGGTTCAAAAGCTTCATTATTACCTAAAATACTAGCTGTTGATGCTGTTGGCATTGGTGCAAAAAGTAATGAGTTTCTTACACCATGTTTAATAACTTCTTGTCTTAAAGTTTCCCAATCCCACATTCCAGATAATTCAATATCTTTTGATTCAACAATAATACCCTTTTCAATTATATTATTTTTCCACATATCAAATTGGAATATACCTTTACTTAATGGTGAACCATCAAAAGTTTCGTATTTACCTTCTTTAATAGCCAAATCTTTACTTGCAGTCATAGCAGCAAAATACATTGTTTCAAACAACTTTTTATTAATGTCTTTTGCTTTATCTGAGTCAAATGAAATACCTAATTTAGCATATAAATCAGCAAGACCTTGAACACCTAAACCAATTGGCCTATGTTTCATGTTACTTAATTTAGTACCTTCAGTTGGGTAATAATTTACATCTATAACTCTATTTAAATTAATTGTAACTTGGTATACAACATCATATAATAATTCATAATTTATTGATTTATTTTTATTATCAACGTACATTGGTAATGCAATTGATGCTAAATTACAAACTGCCTGTTCTTTATTATCAGAGTACTCTATAATTTCAGTACAATTAAAAGTTTTAATACCCTGAGAAATAAATATATGCTCATTGTTATAAACTGTAGGGCAATAAACATCTTCTTTACCAACATATTCAATTGATTTTATTTTATATGCTTTTTTTGTGTTATCTCTATATATTTTATCTTCAATAATAATATTTTTTCTAGATAAAAATTTAGTATTTTTTTCTACAATCAAAGCATCATTCTTATTACTAATAATTAAACGATAACAATCTTTTGTTTTATAATAAGAATTACCACCCTTTCCATTTGGTAATAATTTTAAACCGTTTTCTCTTAATAATCTTATGCTTGATTGCAATCCTAAATTGTTAAATAAAAGTTGTAATTCTTTTAGAAAATTAATATTTATATCCGCATATGCAATTTGTATAGGATTCCCCTTTGTTTTTCCGATATTAACTGTTCCTTCTGCATATAGTAACCCTTTAATATATTCCCACTGTGTTTCTTCATTTGATGTCCAAATCCATTTAGGAACATAACCCTTTTCAAATTTAAATATATCTTTAAATAATGTTGTTGCAAGTCTTTTCTTTTTAACTCTTGAAAACCCTGTATTACTATCAGTAAACTTACCACCCTTTGTTTTATATCTAGGTTTATAATTATATTTTTCATATAAAAAATCAATCTTATTTTCAATATCTTCAATAAGATCAAAATCATTTTCCCATATATCAAAAAAGATTGAGCTTTGATTTTGTGTTCCGTCCGATTGATATAAACCTAACAAAAAAGCTTCGTTTTTCATATCATCATTACCGAATAAACCTTTTTTTGTTTGAATTAAAATTTTATCACCAACATTTAAATCTTTACATTCAACTCTTTTAACAGTATTCCTACCCGTTAAAACAGGCAAACCATGATATTCTGTTACTTTATGTTCTAAACCGTTTTCTAGCGTTATTTTATACACATCTTCATCTTTTCCTCTTAATTTCATTTCTGATGATTTAACAATTTCATTACCATTAAATAAATATAACTCTACATTTAATTCATTTAATTCTTTTGCAGTTAAATATCCTTTGCTAGTAACAACTCTTTGGTCACCAGTAATACATAAATTTGAAGATTTAATTACGCCTAAATTTTGTTGATTTGATTTTAAATTTGCTGCATCTTTTGCAAGCATATATGGGGTTCCCGTTTCCATTTGTGAATCAAGTATTTTATCCCATAAATCTCTTGCTTTAACAACTTTTCTGTATCTACCCTCTTCGACATATTTATTGTATAAATTAACAAAATCTTGACCAACATTGTCAGCTAAATTTGGTGCTTCATCTGGACTAAATAAATACCAGTTACCATCTTCATTTACTCTTTCAAAGAATAAATCTGGAACCCATAATGCTGTAAATAAATCTCTAGTTCTTTGTTCTTCTTTACCATGATTTTTTCTTAAATCAAGAAAATCATAAATATCAGAATGCCAAGGTTCCAAATAAACCGCAAAACTACCTTTTCTTCTACCACCACCTTGATCTACATATCTAGCTGTTTCATTATAAACTCTTAACATCGGTACAAGACCATTTGATATACCATTAGTACCTTTTATATACGCACCAGTACTTCTAACATTGTGTATATGTAGACCAATACCGCCAGCATTTTTTGAGATTTGTGCAACATCACCTAATGTATCAAAAATACCTTTAATACTATCTTCTTTCATTCCTAAAAGAAAACATGAACTAAGTTGTGGTCTTTTTGTACCTGCATTAAATAATGTTGGAGTTGCATGTGTGAAAAACTTTTGTGACATTAAATCATATGTTTTTATAACCTGTTCAATATTACCAAACCAAATACCACAAGCAACTCTCATCCACATAAATTGTGGTGTTTCAACAACCTTGCCGTTTATTTTTAATAAATATGCTCTTTCAAGTGTTTTAAACCCAAAATAATCAATAAGGAAATCTCGATCAGTAATAATTGCAGAATTCAATTCATCAGCGTTTTCCATAATAAATTTATAAACATCATCATTTACTAATCCAGCTGATTCTTTTGTTTTTGGGTCTATATAGTTATATAGTTTATCAATTGTATTAGTAAAAGATTTATCAGTATCTTTATACAGAGATGTTATTGCAATCCTTGATGCTAATGTTGAATAATCTGGATGTTTTACTGACATAGAAGCTGCCGTTTCAGCGGCTAATTGATCAACCTCTTTTGAGGTTACACCATCGTATAAACCAGATATAACCTTTTGTGCAACCTCTACAGGTTCTACAAACTTACTATCTAATCCATAAGTTTGTTTTTTTATTCTTGCCAGAATTTTATCAAATTTGATATTTTCTGACTTATTATTTCTTTTTACTATTTTCATAATACTTTTTATTAAAAATCATCTAAGTTTTCAAAGGTATCTGTTCCTTTATTTAAACTATTTGCAACACCAGATTTATTATACTCTGCAACTCTTTTTTCAAAGAAATTTGTTTTATTTGTCATTGCAATATTTACCATAAAATCAAATGGGTTTGTACTATTGAAATATGGTTTTTGTTTTAAATTAATTAGTAATCTATCAGTAACATATTCAATATATTGTTTCATTAAATCAGCATTCATACCAATTAAACTTACAGGTAAAGAATCACTAATAAATTCCTTTTCAATTTCAACAGCCTCAAGTACAATTTCTAATAATCTTTCACTTGATAATTTGTTTTCCACATGATTATTATATAATAAACATGCAAAATCAGTATGAAGTCCTTCATCACGGCTAATTAACTCATTTGAAAATGAAAGTCCTGGCATTAAACCTCTTTTCTTTAACCAAAAAATCGAACAGAATGCACCAGAAAAAAATATACCTTCAACAACTGCAAATGCAAGAATTCTTTCAACAAAATTATCAGATTCTATCCATTTTAATGCCCATTGACCTTTCTTTTTTATTGATTCAATATTTTCAAGTCCTTTAAAAAGATAATCCTTTTCTTTACTATCTTTAATATATGTATCAATTAACAAACTATAAGTTTCACTATGAATATTTTCTATTGCTATTTGAAATCCATAGAAAAATTTAGCTTCTGGATATTGGACTTCACTTAGAAAGTTTTCTGCTAAATTTTCATTTACAATACCATCACTAGCTGCGAAAAATGCTAGAATGTTTTTGATAAAATGTTTTTCATTATCATTTAATTTGTTTTCCCAATGAACTATGTCAGTTGATAAATCGATCTCTTCTGCTGTCCAAAAACTTGCCTCAGCCCTTTTATAATATTCCCATATATCATGATGTTGAATAGGAAAGAGAACAAATCTATTTGTGTTTTCTACTAGAATTTTTTCCATTTTTTGTTTAATTTTTAATTTAAGTTTTATAATTTTTTCATATAGGGAATTATAAATACCAAATTTATGAAGATTTTTTAGAGTTCATTTAATAAAGCTTCGGCAAAAGTCATACCTCCTTGATTTTCAATTGGTAAATTTTCTGTACTGTCCAAATCGTTTAATACGTTCTCAAGAAGTGTAATATTTGATGTATTTAACTCAATTTTTAAGTATTCATTATCAAATAAAGAATCTTCAAACAATAATGAATCGTTACCAAATCTTGATTTAAGGATTTTAACATTTGCTAATCTTTGTTGCTTTTGAGTATCTGATTTTGCAATTGACATTAAGAAATGTGTTTTCTGTGCTTTCTTTATATTACCACCTAATTGATTTGTATTTACCACATCAGAACCAATTGATGTTCTATTGCCTTGAAATGCAGACCAACCAGCCATATTCATATCTGAAAGCATTGCTTCAAAAGATTTTACTGGTACTAGTTCATTCGCAAGGATATCTTTTTTATCGGGTAAATGTGATTCAACACAATCAATATAATCAATTACAACTAAATTATATTTAACACCAAATATTTTTTCTTTATCCTTTATAATCTTTTTGATTAGAGGTATTGTAACATCATCATCCTGAGTAAGTTTAACGAGATCAAGTCTGTTATTATATTTACCTTTTATTGAGGTAACTTTTTCATTTACAATTTTTAGAATATCATCTTTATTATCTTTATAATCATTTAAACCATATTCACTAAAACAACAATAATGTTTTCTTTGGATTTGTTTTTCAGTGTCCTCAAAGAAGAATTGAATAACATTTGCACCAGAAATAAAACCTGAGTTTGCTATTTTTGTAAGTATTGTAGTTTTACCTGTACCTAAAGGTGCTAATATAAAACCCATTTCACCAGCACCTAAACCACCACCCATTGCTTGGTCAAGACCCTTAATAAGTGTCGGTATTGGACTTCTATAATCTTCAGATAAAACGTCTTCAATATTATGAAGAATATCAATACCTAAATTGACACTAGTACCAATTCTACTAATAGCAAGTATTTCATTTTCAATTTCACCGATTTGATCAGTATTTCCTTCGGCTGTATTTAAAATAATTTTTTTTGCTAACTTAATATATTTTTGTTGTTTTATAAATTTCCAAATTTGTTTTTGTACAACATCACCATCATTTGGAATTTTATTTTGATATACTCTTTTATTATATAATTTTATCTTCTTTAAAAAAGTTAGAATTGTTTCTTTCTCAATATTATCAGAAATTTTTTCATTAATAATATCAACTATAGAATTGTTGAGTATGGAAGGTACTTTTCCATACTCATTAAAATAATTCTTATATAATACAACAATTCTTTTTAGGAAGTTATCGTCTAAATATGATGCTTCAATTTTATCAACGACATCTTCACCAAATTTTTGATCAACTAATAACTGCCATATAAATTTATTTTGAAATTCTTTACCAAGATATTTAAGATTATCATTATACTGAGGTTGTGACATTTAAATGCTCTTTATTTTCGTTATAAATATTGTATATATCAGTAGCTTTAATTACATATAGTAAATCAGACTTAACCATATTCATAAACTCATTAAGTTCATTAGAAAATCTGAATTTAGGATTGTAATTATAAACATAAACATTTCTATCAAAAATAATCTCATTGTTTATATAAAAAATAAGAGTCATTTCAACACCTTTAATTTTTTTATCACGTATTGTGATTTCTCTCATCTCAGGGTCTTTTAAAAAATCTTCTGCATCAGGATAATGCTTTTTTAAATTTTGGTAATATGTTAATAAATTATAATTCAAATATTTATGATCATATGTTTTTTTTGATGACATATTATTTAACACTTTAAAAATATTTGATAATACACTTCTAACATCTATTGATGATAAAGTTTTTGAACTATATTCGAATGTAGGAAATTCCATTGATGAAATTACATCGTTATTTTGTTTTAAAATTAGTCTAAATGTTTTATCCATTTTTATATTTAATTATTGTTTATCCACAAATATATATAAAATATATTTTATATTTTACGTCTAATGATATTATTTTTTTTTACATCATTATAAAACTTTATTTCATCTGTTATTGATGTGAAAAATGGTTTAAAAAACTCGCTAAAATTATATTTATAAAAATGATCTAAAAAACCGTCTTCATTAATATATGAAATTAGATTTTTACTTCCTCTATCATCTGGGTTCATTGGATAATATAATTCTTTATGCAGTTTTTTTACCTCATCGTTTACAAACGGTCTATGTAAATCCATTAGTTTTTTATTTCTAATAAAAATTTCACGACCATTTATAATATTATCAAGTACTTTTAACCTACCCTTTTTATTTTTTTCTCTTTCTTCATTTATTTCAAATGATCTTTTCATTATTTCATTAACCATGACATATCTTTCTTTTAATTCAGGAAAATATTTTAATAAGGTATCTTCACCTAATCTTTCAATACCATTTATATTATCAGAATTATCACCACATAATATTTTTAATGTTAATGCATTCTTATAATGAAAATTAAAATATATTTCAAATGTTAGTTGATCCACAAGGGAATCTAAATTATCAAAATATATCGATACATTATTTATTGATAATAATTGAGAAAAATCTCTATCATTTGTATAAATTAATACATTTTCATTTTCTTTTTTATTTAAACAATAATATGCAATTAAATCATCACCCTCAATTTCATGAACCATAATTTGTCTCATGAACAATTCCTCTGCATATTGTTGTATTCTAACCTTTTGCCATAATGCAGATTCTTCTGCGTTTTCTTCATAATCAACCTGTTTTTCTGTTAAAGTGATTCTATTATACCATGATTTTGATTCTCTATTAGCTTTATAACCCTCATAAATATAATATCTTTTTTTACCAGAATTCTCACCATCCCACATTAGAATAGTTTTATTAATAGGAAATTTTAAATAAAGTTTTCTTAATGAATTATAAAAAACATATAATCCACCAATAGATTTACCCTTTGAATATATATTTTTACCCCCTAAAAACGATTTTTTAAATAGATATGAGGCATCAACTAATAATGTATACATAAATATATTTTAAATTAAAAGGGGTACCCCCCTTTTTAATTTTATTGATCTAAATCTTCCATCATTTCTGTAACATCATCTAATGACATTACCTCTTCACTTTCATCGATCTCAATATCAAAATCACCATCACTAAATGACGATCCAAGAACATCTACAAGATAATCCATATTCTCCTTTTTATAAAGTTCGATATCTTTTTTTGTATCATGGATATATCCTTGTGGTGTAATAATAATCTTACCCTCAGTTTCAACACCTGTAATATGATTTTTTTGAATAGTAACTGCTGTTCTACTAGCAAAACTCATAGTTTTTTTATTTTTTACAGCTTTAATCTTATTAGTACCAGAAGAACTAATATTACCAAATCTGATAACAAGGATAGCATCAAAATACATAGTGGTACCACCCTTTGGTTTAATCTTAGGTTGTCCCATTGGATTAGATGGTTTTTCAACCCAAACTTTATTTACGACTACTAAAGTATTTGTATATTTTGAACCTGATCTTCTTGATGCTGTAATTCTTTGGTTAATAGACGAACCAAATTGAACACTCATTGCACCAGCAGCCCATTCATTATTATTTTTACCTTTATCAATTGACATTTGTGAAGGAACAGAACCAACTGAATCCCAAAAGAAATCAATATCATAAGGTAATAAACCTTTGTCTTGATCATCTAGGGTTTTATTGATAAACTGTGCAACATCTTCAATAGATTTTAATTGAAGTTTATCAATATAGATGAAATTACCTTCGTTATTAATTTCACCAGTTTCTTCATCAAGAACCTCTTCGAATTCAAGGCCCATTATTTTAGCATGTTGCCATGACCATTTCATTTCAGTAATAATGAAAATAGGTAGTCTACCAAGTTTTTGTGAAGATATCGCACCTTTAACCATTGCAGTTGTTTTACCTGAGTCAGAGTGGCCCATGATCATATTAACACCACCAATAAGTAGTCCTGGGAGTGAAGTGGCTTCTTTAAATGCCTCACCAAGTTCTAAATATCTATTAGGTTTAAATGCTGTATTATCAACATTATTTTTCTTTTTATAATCTGCTAATGAAAATGATTTTTTATTAACAACATTGTTTGTTGATATTGCTCTTGCCATATATTGGAGTTTTAAAATTAAGCCACAAATTAATGTGGCTTAATGTGAAATTTAATTTAATTAAAATGGTAATTCATCATCATCATAATCATCATCATCGTCATCATCCATATCTTCTATAGTTGATTTTGTTGATAATGAATCTTTAGCGAATTTTTCGGCTCTTTCTAAACCTGCAACCTCATCTTCCTCTTCCTCGTAATCACCATCTTCATTCATAGACGATCTTCTTTCTAAAAGAACCTTTTCATATTTTTCTTTAAGTTCTGGGTGATTTGGAAATACAAAGGTTTTTAAATCCTTATTCCAATATGGCCCATTGCCTTCTGCACACAATTCTAAAAATTGATCAAAAGTAATAACGTCTTTTATTTCAAATTTATTGAAAATATCTTGCCATACTGTTTTATCGTTCTCAATTGCAAGAATTGTATCATCATCATTTGATACTGCTGTTGCTTTCATTTTTGGTAGAATACTAGATACTTCCCAGTATTTAACTGTTTTATTTGTATTCAAAGATTTTTGTGCAGCATTAACGGTAAAATTGTAACCGTTTCTTAAATCGTAGTATTTTGCACTTGGGAATTCGCCAACTAATGATTTAACTGCATCAGCCATTTTCTGAAATGTACTAGTACCTTCAATTGGTTTTGTTGTTCTCCAAAATTTAATCTTATCTTTAATTGAATCTGGTTCAACTAATTTAAGAATTGTATATTCTCTTGAAGCCCAAGCCATTGCATTTTTATAAATACTTTTGTTATAATCCTTTGTTTCTTGTGGAGCATCTTTACCAGCCTTTTTTTGTTTTGCTAGGATTGATTCACTCTTTTTACAAAGTGGACATGGTTTGTCATCATTTTTATTACAATAGATTTTTTGTTTATATTCACCAATCTGAATATCATGAAAAAAAGCTGTTGCAAAAAATTTATTTTTTGTTTTTTCTCTTACTGGGTCAAAAGTTAAAAATCTAACATTTGTGTCTTTTGTTTTTATTTTAAATTCTTTTGCTCTTTTTTCTTCTTTAGTAAGATAATCCTTACCACCTGATTTCTCGTCTTTAGCTTCTGCTTCGGCTGCCGCCTGAAAGAATTCGTCCATTTCGTTGTTAAAATCTTCCACTTCGTTGTTTAATGTGTCTTTCATTTTTTCGGTTTTAAATTTATACAAATATATACTCTTAATTTCGGTTTTCAAAATTCGTTTATATTTTTTTATTTTTAATCGACAATTTTAAAATTAATAGTTTTACTATTAACAATATTGTCAAGGTAATATAAGTTTACAGTTAAATAATATGTATTCGGTACAAAAATTTCAGTATCAAAAGAAATAAAATATTTATTAGGTACTTTATTTACATTATGATCTTTAATTATGTAAACAGGATTATCACCATATTTAACATGTAAATCATAAACAAATCTATAATCACAATAATTAACAAAACTATTAAAAATACTGTTGAAATTAAAATCAACGTTTAAAATTTCACCTCTTTTAATAATCTTGTTATTATAAATACCAAAAATCTTAACCTTAGTTAAATTATTTTGTATTTCCTGACGCAAAATGTCACTCATTATATAAAAAGTGTTAGATATTGTTTTTATATCACCATTATGATCTTCAAATATCCAATCATCTCTATAAATAATCGAGTCAGTATTTGTTTCACTACTTAAATTTATATCAATATAATAAACACCTTTACTATGCTTATTAATCATATTAGAATCATATGTAAATAATAATTCATCATTATCGTCATATATATTAACATTTAAAATATTTATATTATAAAATGTTGTATTTCTTTTTGCGTAAAAATATAATCTATTATCAACATCTAAATGAAAACATGACCTATCATCTTGTATTATATTATCGAATAATGTTTCAAGATATGGTTCAAAAAAAGTATTAGTATATTTTGTATGAAAATTAATTGATTTTATATAGTCATCTATTAAGTTTTCAAAATCTAAAGGAAATGAAATTCCTAAACCATAATCAACTGATCCAGATGTATATAAAATATCATTTACATATGTTGTAATATCTGCAACAAAATCTTCATCACCATTATCGAAATGAATTGTATCAATAATTTCAATATTATTAATATCAACAATACCATTTGTTGACCATTCTTCATTTGTTTTTTTATATACCCAGTTAGATGCTGATGTATTTTTATCTCTTTCACTTATAGATTGAATATTGTTTAATAATATATCATGTCCATTACCTTCAGCCCAATCCTCATTAATTTTAAATAATATTAGATTGAAGTCTGTTGCTCTTTTTTGATTATTATAAAAAATATTATAATTTTTTACTAGATTAATAGTATTTTTTAAATATAAAATATGTGAATTAATTTTATCTTGTGTTATTTCTCGGGTTTCAATTTTATTTTTTAAACCTGATAAATCTAATTTAAATAAAAATTTTGAAAAAGTTTTTTCTTTACCACCATAAGCAATCTCAGTAACTTGATTCTTTGCCGAATTAAGTTCACTATTTTTTACAATTGTATTATTTTTTTCAAAATAGCTTCGATATATATTCATGGTTATTAATATTCTGTAGAATCAAAACCGTCTATTTTATTTAAACGTTTATTTATATGTTTTTGATCTGTTTGTGTAATGATTAATTCTTTAGTTACCATTTCATATTTAAGATCAAGTTTTTCTAATTTTCTCTCAACGTCAACATTATATTTTTCAAATTTTTGATCTAAGTCGATTTTATTTCTTTTTATTTCATCTTCAACTTTTTCAATTTTTTTTGAAAAAATTGTTTCAAGATTTAAAACTTTTGTATTAATATTACTATTTAAAGAATCATCCATTGTTTTTAAATCCTCAGTTATTGTATCAATTTTTTTTACCACGCTATTTTTAAATATATAAATTAGTAAGCTTATTATTGAACCAATTAGAAAGGTAAATGCTGTTATAGCGTATTTTAATAATTCTTTATCAAGTGAATCCATTATTTTAATATATTTTATTAAAATTATTTAAATGATTATGGTTTGGTACATAAATATCGTCCATTCTAACCTCCATCTCATAACCGTTATCATTTTTCTTAATATCACCAATTTCTGTATTAATAACAGTGTCATTTTTTTTATTAACACCACCCCAAATATCCATCATTGATTTATTAAATGGATATGATTGCTTTGTCATAGAAAGTAACTTTTCTTCATTTGATGGTTCTCTAATTTCATCAACAATATCTGATATATAATCCATCTTACTAATAATAGAATTAAATTTATTGTTAATATTATTCATTTGAATTGTTAAATCATTTATTTTTAATACAGCATCTTTATAATAAAAATCAGAATTTGGTTGTTGTAGAACCTGTGGCTGTGATTGTTGTGGAACCTGTGGCTGTTGTGGAACTTGAGGTTTTGGTTGTGCTACTTGCTGATTTGGTTGCTGTATTGAGGGTTGTGGTTCATCCTCAGTCATTGTTTGAAATTCAGGTTCATCAACATCATCTATAAGATGTGTTGTATATTCATACAAATGCTTAAATTTCTTTTTTAATTCTTCGTGATTCATTGTTATCTATAGATTTCTTTCAATAATTGTTTACCGTTATTGGTAACATATTTAATGTCTATTCTCTCAATCAATCCATCCTTTTGATTAATAGTTTTTACCTTTTCGTTTTCGTCTTTTTCGTTTTCTAAAAACTGATCAAGACCTTTTTTTGTAGTATTTTCCATTTTTAATTTATTTTTTATAAATACTAACAAAATTATATATTATGTATACTTTATTTCGTTTTACACATATATAAATATGGTAATAAATTAATTACATGCTCATTTTCAATATTTTCGTATTTTCTTAACATTTTTTTTAAAAAAACCTGATTTTTATCGTAAAAAAAATTTTCATGTTTTGAAAAAATATTTATAATTTCTTCTATTTTTTTTAAACAAAAAAAACAATATTCTTTTAAGTTAGTTATATAAAAAATATTATTATTCATAATATATAAAATATTGTTTGTGTTTATAAATATTTTGGATGAATCATTAATTTTATTTATTGCATCATCAAAACTAACTAATCTTTTTTTTATTTTTTTATAATGAAACTCAAATATTTCGTTATAAATATATTCAAACCTTTTAAAGAAATTAGTTTTTTTTTCATTAAAAGAAAATTCCCAAAAAATATTATTAGTTATACAATTTTTTAATATACTTTTTGCTCCACATTCTTTTGCAATATCCCAACCAATAATTAGAATAAATTTTTTTGTGTCAGTTAAATCTATTTCACAAAAATTTTTTATTTTAATATAATCTATATACTTATATCTTTCTTTAATAATAAGATCATCTTTAAAATAAATTTTAGCTAATTTCATTTTTTAAATCATTAAATAATTTAACATTATATTCTTTTATTGTTGTGCCTAGTATAAATGCTTTTTCAGGATAAGTCCAATTATGAAATTTATTTATAACCTTATTAATATTTTCGATAGAAAAATTAATTCTTGCACTAGAATTAATTAATTTTGTTTTAATATCGTTTCTAACGTAACTTAAATGTAACATTTGAATTTCGTTTCTTGAAAAAACTTTATAATTTTTTGTATAAAATGATTTTCTTGTTGGGTCAACTAAATAATCAGATTTTTGATTTAAAATATATGGGCCATGATTTATTTTATTAAATAATGTTACAAAATATTCTTCTGGAGGGTCTATTATAATATTATTTTCTTTATAAAACGTTAACATATTACAATAAGATGTATCAATATCGTTTTCATTATAATAATCAATTAAAAATTTAAAATCTTTTTTTAAATAATATTCATCACAATCCATTGTCATATGATAATCACATTTATCATTCATTGACAAAAAATACCCGATGTTTCTTTTATTAATCTCATTTTCATGTGTTGATAATTTTTGATCGGGAATATAAATATAAAAATCATCAATTAAACCATTATCTCTAAATTTATTAATATTATTGATATTTTCTTCTGATATCTGTTCGCCTGTATTTGATATTATCTGATATACTATTGATATATAGTCAACAAATTCTCTTACTTGTTTTACAGATTTTTCTAGATGTTCAGTACCATCAAAAACGTTATAACTAATACCAAATTTTTTCATAAATTTTTTAATTCAAAGTCTTTAAGTTTTGTCAATTTAACAAATTTAACTGCTGGATTATTTTTTATATGTGTTGCAAAATATACGCCTTGTGATTGTGCTCTTTCAAAACCTTCATATAAAAAATTACTTACATTTTCATAAATATACATATTCCCTTTTTTAAAAATTATAATTAATTTTCCCTCTTTTGGATTGTATATTGTTTTTTTTATATCTGATGAATTATATGTTGCATTTATATCATCATCTTTTATAGTTTTAGATAGTAACATGTTTTTTATTTCTATTTATTTCTCTGTATAATTTTCTTTCTGAAATATTTAATATTTTACAAATTTCAGTATTTTTATAACCCTCTTTTTTATATTTAATAAATTTATTAAGAAAATCGTTTTTATGTATTATATCAAAATCAAAAACATTGTCTTCATATACAACATTTATATTTTCAATCGAAATATTTTTTTTTATACCTCTTTTTCTATCAAAATCAATTTTAATATTTTTACATGTAGTTTTTATCCATTTTTGTATTCCATTATCTGCTTCATCAATATTATTTAAATTAGCAATTAATTTAATAAAAACATCATCAGAAAGCTGAATTATCTCATGTGTATCATAATGTTTTTTAAACTTTAAAAAAAAATTATTAATATATTTACTATATTTTTCATAAAGTTTATTTTCTATTTTTATTTTATTAGTATCAATACTCATTAATATGCAATCTCAAGTGGGGCGTTAATTTTTTTGCCTAAATTATTATTTATAATAAAATCATTAATATTATAATCATAAAAATTTTTATTTTCTTTTAATATTAATTCAGGTTGTATTTCGTTTGGTGTTCTATTAATAATTTCTAATGCTGCACTAAAATGTCTGTTGTAAATATGTAAATTATCTATAATATGCATAAACTTACCAACTTTATAGTTTAAATGACCAGCAACCATCATTTGAAATGCAACATATTGTATTTTATTAATATAACCTGCCATTATATAATCGTTACTTCTTTGATGAAGAGTAAGGTCAAGATACATTTCATTATTTACTTTTCTTACAGACCATACTGTTAAAAAAGCACATGGGTACAAACCATCTGTTTCATTAAAATCCTCATATTGATATAAATCAATAATATGTCTTCTAGAAAATGGATCATTTTTTAATGAATATAATAATTTATTCATTAAATCATATTTTTTTACTGTAGCACCGTATCTTTGACCAATCGTACCATGACCAACATCCCAACCATCCCACCAATGAATTCCTAATTCATGTGCATCTTTTAATGATGATGATTGTTTTTGATAAATCCAAAAAATTTCTTTAATACCAGTTAATATTGCTGTGTTTCTTAATGTTGTTATTGGAAATTCTTTTTTTGAAATATCATAATTTTCCACAATCTGTGTGATAAAAATCGAATTAGCTTCAGTTCCATCAATATATTTAGGTCTTGGATTTTCATCCAAACAACCGTTATTAATAATTTGATTTAAATTATCAATATAATATTTATCAGCTTTTATCATTAGTTTATTTTTATATTTTCACTTAAAATATTATTAAAATTTAAGTTTTTTAATTCATTAATAATATTTGAATTATTTGCTGGCACGTTTGTTCCACCATGAACATGGTTTAATATTGCATTTCTTATTATTGTTAAAGCATTTATTAATAAATCACCTTTCGCAAGTGGACTTGCAAATTTAAAAAAATTTTCTATTTCTTCATTATCAAGTATTGATTTAAATTTTTTAACACCTTTATGTGACATTAATCCAATTCTATCTGCAACAATCATATTACTAGTAATGTTATTATTAAAATTGAGTTTAATATATCCTTGATTTTTTCTATTTAGTTTTTCTTGATTATCAGGGTCTTTGATTATATTTCTTATTATAACTTCATTATTTTTTAATAAAATATCATTATTTTTTCTACCAATAATACCAATATCTTCAACATCAGGATAAATTTCTTTACCATCAATAGTATTTTTTAAATTTTTTAATGGTTTTATTATTTGTTTTTCAGTACCAGTTAATGCAGAATAATAATATGGATCATAATCAATTAATTGTGGTTGTGATATTATTGAACCAATCCATGTTCTTAAATTATAAGGTTTACTTATATCAGATATTAAAACTCTTACAGCCTCATCTTTTTTTGGAAAAACGTGAAAAAATTTTGGGACTAAAGGTGAACACCAAGGTAGATTTTCATTTGAAACTTTATTATCAATATCATCTAATCTAACTTTAATTCTACCTAGACCATCTGGATCATTAATATCAACAACAATACCAAAATAAATATTTAAAACATTTTTGTTTTTTATATCATTGATGTTTTTTATTGTATTAACCTGTATTTTCATTATGATCTTTCTTTTAAAATTTCAACAGCATTTAAATATTTTTTTTCAACTTCTTCAAGTTTATCTTCTAAAACTGATAATTCATTAACTTTATCCAACATCATTTTTTTTATTTCATCATGTTCTTTTGTTAATTTATCAATCTCTTTTAAAAGATCATGATTTGTTTTTTTACTGAATAACTCCATATGCTTTATGAATTTTAGTTGTTGCACCTGTTACAACTATAGGCCCACCAGCATTAGCACCACCAGCAGTAATAGTATTTCCAGGTGGCACTGCAACAGTTACAACAGAGTCTTCATGTATTGCACGAATAATTTCTTCAACAATTATTCTAATCATAATTTCTTCAGGATTTTGTTCACCGTTAGGTAAAGGCCCAACAGGTAATCCTGCTTCTGCTTTTCTACTTATAATTCTATTAGAAATATCAATTGCAGATAAACCTGTTCTTCTTGGCGCACCAACTAATATCAATGGTGTTGGTATTGGTTGAACTGGTTTCTTATTAAATTTTAAAATATTTTTTATTGCTTTAATAACATTTTCAATTTTACTAAAATTGCTCATATAACTAGATTTTTTATTATATTAGTATAATTTTTTATATTCTCATTAATAATTTTTTGAGCAATAGGTTTTGTTAAATCGATTAAAAGTTTTTTTACATAATCAAAAATATATTCATTTATTCTTGAGTCAATATCTGTTTTTATACAATTTATAGTGTTTATATTTTTATTAATAAAATTAAAATTGTCAGTGAACTCAATTTCTTTAAATTTATTAATTAAAATAAATAAAACCTTTTTCTCTGCTGATAAAAATAAATATTTTATTAATGTTTTTTTAAATTCCTCAATTAATAACTTTAATAAATTTAATTTAATATTTTCTTTTGTTACGGTATTAAAATCATTTAAATTACTATCAATAAAAATATCTAAAGAATTTTCAAATTCAGTTATATTATTGGACATATTATTAGCAAATGTAGATATATCTGTTAAACTAATATTATTTTCAATAAAACCACAGCCAATATCTATAATATAATTTTGATTATATAAATCTTCAATTTTATTATTTATACTAATAAGATTATTTTCATCAATATTAATATCATTTTCGCTATTAATTATTTTATTTATTATATTATCAATTTCAAGATTTTCTTTTAATTGATTTTTTGATAAATTTTTATATTTATAAAAAACACCAAAAACTGAATTAAAAATATCATTAACTAATTGTTTTTTATTTATTTCATTAAAACTAAAAACATATGAATATATTAAATCTCTAACAGTATTAATACCTTCATCTGGTTTTATGTTTAATAATTCTGTATTATCATTATAATTAAATATTAATCTAGAATATTTAACATTAGTTAAAGGTGTATTTATTGCTTCGTAAATTTTGTTATTAAAAGATTCAAAATTATTATCATATACCAATGATGAAAACGAATCGTTTTTTTGTATTAAAAAATCATTAAAAGTATCAATATTTTTTATATTAATATTATATCCGTTATTTACAAATTCAGTAGGTAAAATGTTATTAGAATCATAATCAAGTAACTCTTTAATAAAAATATCTTTTATTTTTGTTTCATATTCTTTTGTATAATTAGTAAATAGATTAGAAAATACATTAATAATAACATCCTTACCACCTAAACTAATTAATAAATCAACCAAAAATTCAGATACATTTTTTGATGTTGATACTGAAAAATATGAATTAAAATTGTTTATCGGGTTATTTTCATTATTTTTTAATGAATTTAGTGTTGATATTGTATTTAATATATTTCTTTTATCGTTGAATATACCCATTATTTAGCCTTTTTCTGAACAAAAATATCGTTTAATTGATTTTTTATATCATCTGGTATTTTAATTTTACTAGTATCTTCTTCGTCTTCGGAATTGTTTTTTATATTTACTGATTGCTTATCAATAATATCTGATAGTTGAGAGATTAGTTTTAATTTTTTATCAATATTTTTATCTCTAAGTTCTAATAACTTGACAATATTACCACCAATAACCGATATTTCACCGATTTCATTTGCTTTCCTTTTCCAGATATCATATAAGTTTTTTGATTCTGCTTTTAACTCTTTTATATCTGAATCACATTCATTGATTTTTTTTATTAAATCATCTTGTGTTAAACCTATTTTTTTTGATCTACTATTCATTGTTTTTATATAAATACAACTTTTTATATTTAGGTATTTATAACATATTTATTTAATTTAATTAAATTATTTTTTAAAAATTTTATTAAGTTATTATAATCTTCAAACTCTTTATCTGATTTATTGTCGGTACCTCTAGTTAAAGATTCATAATGATATGCAACAGCATTACCACAAAATATATTTGTTTTACCATTTAGTATACATTGTAAATTATATTCAACATCTTCATAACATTCCTTATATGTTGTATTAAATCCACCAATCTTTTTAAATAAATTATATGGTGTTAATAAAAATGCTCCTGTATTACCAATAATATTTTTTGAAACGTTATTATAATATTGATATGATGATTTATAATTTTTATGTGTAAATATATAATTATCCTTGTTTTTTAATAATATAACACCACCATGTTGTATTGTGTTGTCAGGAAAATGTAATCTACATCCAATCGTACCAGTTGTTTGTTTATTTTGTTGATATGTATTGATAAGAATATTTATTGCATCATTTACTAATTCAACATCATTATTCATAAATAACAATAATTCAGTATCATTATCAATTTTATTAAAAACCATATCATTGTTAATTTTTGCAAAATTATAATAATTATATTTTATCAAAAAAATATTATATTTTTTACATAAAATATTTAAATTGTTAATATCTTCTTGATTTGATCCAGTGTCTGCAATATAAATATTAATATTTTTTGTATCAAATTTAAAAATGGACTCAATTAATTTCGTTAATTTATCAGTTTTTCCAATATGAGGTATTACTATTGCTGTTTTTGGTTTGTTTTTTTGATTAGATATTGTTTTATTTATATAATCTAGCGTTATTTCTGATTTTATAGGTAAAAATTTGTCATATTTATATAAAAAATATGATTTTTCCTTTAAAAAACTATCATTTATATTTCCTATTGATTTATGAAGTAATTCGATATTACTTACAACACCAATTTTAACGTTATTTATGAAATTTTCAATACAAAACGAAATATCGTAAAAATGAAAACCTGTAAAATCTGTTAAAAATTGTGATTTAATACGTTTTCTATGGGTAACAATATATAATCCATCTACTAATACTGTTTCTACAACCTTGTTTTGAAAATTGTTTGAGTATTGAGTCACTTTTTTCTTATTTTCATGTAAATGAACAACATTTCCTGCAAGAGTTTTAGTATTTCTCCACCATATAGCATCTTTTCTTAATTCTGTTGATCCTGCAACACCCAAAATACCAAAATCAGTTGAATTTACGTGTTCTAAAATAATTTTACCCCAATTTTTTGTTAAAATATCAACATCATCATGAACAAAAACAATAATATCAGTATTTGAGTCGGAAAAACCTTTATTATATATCTCAGATAATGAATATTTTCCATTATTTTCATAAATTAAGATATTAAAATCTTTAATACCAATATTTTTAGAAATATTCTTTTTTATTTCAGAAGAATTGTTAATATTTCTAGTTGATACAACTATTGTTAATTTATTTTCCATGTTACAAATATAACATTTTTTTAAATTTCCAATTCTTTTTTTATATTATTATCAAATTCATCTAATACTGCATTTAATGGAAATGGTATTCTAATAATACTATTATCTGGGATATCGAATTCGTGTGTGTATTCTGGGTTTGCTGTTAATATTAAATATCCATATTCTGGATTAGTATAATACTTATATGATATTTTATCTAATCTTGAAACACCTATTACATATTTTTCATATTTATCAGTGTCTCTTTCAGTAATAGGTATCAAAGGTGGTGAATATGCAATACCATTTATTGTTGTATATCTATATCTTTCTTGACTCATTTGTTTTCTAATATTTTTTGTTCATTATCTAGATATTTGTTATCTATTTTATTTTCCTCAAATGATGAATTTGCATAATATGATCTACTATCTGCATTTAATATATGTTTTGTAGGCCCATCAATTGTTGATCCACCCATTAACTTCATAGATAACACAATATCACAACTCATAAATTGTACACCCATACCACTATTATTTAAATCCCATGTGTTTTGATCAGTAAAATCTATTGTTAATTGATTAATAATTGCTTTACTATAATACATATCACCTATACGAATAACAATAACAGGTGGTTTACCAAAAACTGAATTACTTATTGTATTTGGGTCAACATCAATTGTTTCACCTTGTCTTGTACATTGATTTAAAAAAGTCAATCTATCATACATATCTCTTGGACTATAAGATATAAGTCCAGGTGATATTATTTTATTTTTTATTTTATTAAATGTTCCTGATCCAATCTGATCAAAATTATTATTTAATCTACTTTGTATTATTTGAAGTAATGTATCATTTTCAGTTTCAGTAGTATTTTCAATTATATCTTCAATATCTTCATTTATTTTTTTTATAATACTTTCATCAACATTACTACCATCTTTTTGAACAATATTTGAACTTGTTAAAAACACATTGTTAATAAAACCAGTTCTTTCTTGTATAGCTTTTGATGAGTTATAATTAATTATACCATCCTGAAAATTATTAACATTAGGTAGTATATTATAATCAATATTATTTTTAAAAAAATCGTAATATTTTTTTCTATCTGTAAAAACTTTTGCTAGTATAGCATTATAAATAAGATCACCTCTTTTTATTGCTAAATCTTCTGAAAAATTTTCGTCTGAATTAATTGAAGAATATCCTGAAATTTCGATTCTAAATCGAGAATTTGGATTAATTTCTTCATATGAAATAATCTTATCAACTAATCTTAATATTGGTTCTTTTATTTCAGGTAAATTAATATTAATAAAATGTTCATCTTTATTAAATTTAAATGGTATTGTACCTACATCATAAATAAAATCAATTTTATTTTTTGTTAATTGATCTCTATCTTTTTTTAAAACATCTTCTTTTTTTGGGTTGTTTTTTTTAGGTGCAGTATTTGATAAATTATTTGCTATTTGATTTTTATAAATATAATTTAAGTAAGAATTATAATCATTTACTTTTAAAAGATTTTCATCATAATCAACAACTAATTTAAATGATATTGTTAATGATCTTTCATTTGATGCATAGGTATAAACAGGTTCACTTCTACCAATAAATTTTGTACTAGTTATTTCTGGTGTACTAGTTTCGTTAATGTTTACGATATATGGATTAAACCACATAAATCTACCACCAAATCTACCACGTTGTTCTATTGGATATTTAAAAGAATCGTATGATACTGCTAAATTTTCAATTGAGAAGAATAAATTCTGATCACCATTACCAACAATTTTAGGTTGACTTGAATTAAACATTACTGATTTATCGAATTTTTTATCAGTATAACCTTTAGGATTTTTTATACTTTGATTATTATATTGATTGTCTTGATTATTGTTATTGAATACTGATCCTCTAAAATGTGTATTTCCATTTATATCAATAAATGATGATCTTTTCACATTATTTGGGTTTTTATTACCTAATGCGTTGAATAATTGTTTTGTATAATATGTTAAACCATATAAACTTTTATCATCATCAATAGATTTTGGTTTTAATTGACTAATATCTTCAATATTATTTACATTTTGAATACCGCCTAAATCTCTTCTTAATGTAGGGTCAATTGTGTTTATATCATAAGTAATATTACTTGGTTTTACAAATGGAATATTTAATTGATTTAAATTAAAAATTGTTTTAAATGTATTAAATGCATTTGATGAATTATTTAAAATGTTTCTATTTTCAATATACGAATCGTTTCTTATATCTAAATCATAATTAGGATAAAATACATTAGAAGATAAATTTTTTGTTAATTGAAACAATTGTCCATCACCAGTATTTTCTAATAACAATTTATTATTATAAATAAAACTATCTATTGGTGTTAATTTTGATTCAATTGGGTTTATTGCTTGACTGAATGTTGTAAAAGTTGATATTGCATTTCTAAATGAATCTAAAATATTTTCTCCTTTTGATTTTGTTATTGTATAATCAACGTTTTTTTGAATTAATAAAATATTATTGAATGAATTAGCATTACCATTTAATTTTATTGTTGGTACTAATCTAGTTCTTAACTTATTTTTTATATCAAAAGATTTTTGTATTAATAATTGATTTCTTCCTATAATTGATAATGGTGTTTGTGGGCCAATTATTCTTCCAAATATTGTATTTGTAAAATCAAAACTATTTCCTGGGTTGATTATCTGATTTGATATAATATTTATCGCTTGAATTAATCTTGGATTATTCAAATCATATATATTTTCTGGATTGTAAAGACTTTTTGATAATAATCTATCTCTATACTCTACTGAAATTCTAGATAACCTACTCATTATTTTTTTATATAAATAGTCAAAAAATATTTTCTAAAAAAATAGAAAAATACCCTGTTGGCATAATATTATTATAACTATATTGATTAATTATACTTATTATAAATAATATATTATAAATAATTATT